AGTACCGATTGTGGTGCCACGCGATTTGGCGAGGACAAGCTGACTTGCAGCGCCAGAGGCTGTCCATATAGTGGCTGCAAGCGCGGCATTGTCTGTTATCGTGCCGTGGGTTTGGATGCGTGGAGTTATCTGGCCACCGTAGGAGTTGTCGGCGTTCACGGTTGCTGTGTAACCAGTGACGACCTGCCCCGCCTGCGTGATGATCATGGGGGTTCCGTCAGGATTCGCACTGTCCTCGACGAGGAGAGCGTTGCCCGTACCAAGCTGCGTGATACGAAGGGCGGCGTCGGTGTTGTCGGTAACCTGAATGATCTGGTTTTCTGTGAACGTGTTTGTGGTGTTCGTCGAGGCGACATTGCCAACGATCTTCTGAGCGTCTACACCGTTCACATAAAGGAAGTAGGTTTCGCCGTTCGGGATCGTGACGCCGGTCTGGCCGGACACCTTGAACGTGACGTCGAAGCCACCCGTCGTCGCGTTCTTTACGACGTACAGCTTCTCAATCGCCGGGCAGATAACATTACGGGCGGCGGAGATCGTGCCCGTCAGGTTGATCACCATATTGCGGGACTGGTCGGCAGACCCATTGTTCGTGGTCAGCGTTGTGTCGCCGAGGTTCGAAACCGTAACAGAGGTGTAACCGCCAATGGCCTCCTCAAGGAGTGTGCCGAGGTTGGTGTTGGTGGTGATGCCCCACGTACCCTGCTGCTCGCCGGTTCCGATAAGCTCAAGACGAAGATTCGGTGAATATGTGGATGCCATTTTCCTACGCCGCTATTTGCGTCCAATTGGGTGTCTGTGTGTCGCTAATTGATCCCCAGTTCGGGGTCTGCGATCCTGCTATCTCGGTCCATCCCGGGGTCTGGGTGCCCGGTATTTCTGTCCAGCCCGGCACCTGACCATCAGCTATGCCGTTCCAGTTCGGGGTCTGATTCGTGTCCACGAGACCCCAGATCAGGACGTTGTCGTTTACAAATCCCGTCGCGGAGACGCCGACGACATTTACGGCAACCCCGAAGCCAATCGTGACCTCGGAGACCACGCCGGTTGCAAACACTCCCGCGACAATCGCGGTGGAATTTACGTTTATTATAACATCGCCGACCGCCGTAATGCCAGAGACGCCGGTAACATCAAGGATCTGGCTGGTTGCGACCTCCGGAGTTCCAATCTCTCCGGTTGCAAAGAGCCCAGACACATCGACATTGGCGCTTGCTGATACGGTAGCATTTCCGGCTGAGCCTGTGGCTTCAACCCCGGTGACATTGATGTAGTTAATGCTGCGGACTTCTACCGTGCCAACAGAGCCCGTGGCCGAGAGACCGTTTACATCTACATTCGCGTCACCAGAAACGGTTACCGCACCGGCAGATCCATTCGCCTGAAGGCCGGTTACGGATACGTTGGCCTTCCCAATCACAGTTGGGGCGGTGACACCGCCAGTCGCTGCAACGCCAGTTACAGGTACGTTTGCCCTGCCGACGACCTGAACGGTGCCGACAGCCCCGGTAGCAGAAACCCCCACGACAGGAACATTCGCCCGCCCGGTGACAAGAACAGTGCCCACAGCCCCCGTAGCAGAGAGCCCTGTTACGCTTGTTCTTGCGCCAGCAGAAACAGTGACGCTACCAGCCGAGCCAGTAGCGCCAGTGTTGAGTATTCCGGAGTAACCCCACGGGGCCTCGCCCCAGCCGAACGAGCCCCAACCTTGGAATGGGACGATTGCGTCGGCCATCTGGTCTTCCTATTAGGCGATGCGGATGATCGCGTCTGTAGCGTTGGCAGTCGGGAAGACAATCACGAAGTCGCCGTTTGAAGACGACTTATCGGAGCCGAAGGCAAGAACAACAACTGCGGCATTCGAGGAGTTCGAATTGTAAATAAGAGCCCCGTTTGCGGTGATTGTCGAGGCCGACCACGTTGTGTCGGCGAAGTCAACAAAGGCTGTTGTGCCGGATGTTGTCGGGCTCACGGATGTCAGCGTGTTGCCGCCTGCGGTGTAGCCAGTCCCGGTGATCTCATTTGTCGCGCTGTATGCTGTCGTCGAAGCGCCAAGTGTGGCAGACGAGGTGTAGAGTGCAATCTTGAAGGTGTTGCCACCCGGGTTGTCGAAGTCGTGAAGCCCAGACATAAGCTGGCTCTTGAACGACGTACACATGGCTGTAGAAATTGGCAATTTAATTCTCCTGTCTTGATTTTATTATGTAATTCACGGCCTCAGTCATAATGTCGGGGTCGTCCTTGAATGAGCCCAATGCCTTATTGCATGGGTGGCACAGAACGCCGCGAACCTTTCCAGTTGTGTGGCAGTGGTCAATTGCAAATCTTTTCTTCCCTTTGTACCCCGGAACCTTGGACTTGCATATGGCGCAACCTCCCCCTTGTTCCTCCAGCATCCTGTAATAATCTTCCGGCTCTACACCGTAGGTCCGCCTTATCCTTGATGGCCACTCAACAAGATCATACAAGCTCTTCTCGCGGAATTTCTCTCCGTTTCTGTACTTGCTCTGCCTGTATAGCCTGCACTTTTTGCATCTAGAGACGGGTTGACCAGATCTTTTTCCGGTCTTCCTGATTGTAAATTCTGTTATGTCGAGATCGCTTTGGCACCCAGCACAAAACTTTCTCGGCATTAGAGCCTCCTGATAATTTCGGCCATATCATGATGGCCTTGTTTGCCTAGCTGCGCCGCCAGAGTTGTGCGGTCTGATCTCACAGCCTGTTTCATGTAGTGGATGATCGCGGGCCGGATCTGGTTCTTGAACGCCAGAGCCTGATCCCTTATTGCCGGATGGGCCTCCGACGAAATGAACAGGAGCTTGTTCAGAAGGTCTTCGGCAATCTCTTCAACGGTGAAACCCCGCTCATGCGTGGTTCTGACCTCAAATGCTCCTACGGAGCCAAATCCATTGCTCATCAGTTCGGTGTGATCCGGGGTTCAGAATTGCGATACGTGTCGGAACGATTGCGACCCTCACCGATGATCCGGAGAGCCTGCAACGACTCCTTGTACTTCCCGGCATAAAGACCGATGAGATCCTGCTCGCCCTTGAGATACGTATACGCCTCGAACAGACATCCGTAAAGAAGGGCGTTCTCTGCGTTTTCACTAAGCCACGTGCCGGAAGGCTGATCTACGATAGACGGCGGCTCATAGAAGTAATGAAGCTCGACCTCGTAGTTTGCATTCGGCGGCGGGGCAATCAGAAATGTATCATTGTCGAAGATCGCATAGTAGCGCGGCACACCCGTCGTCGTTGTGGACGGATATGCCTCGCGCAGGAATGCAACTTCTTTCGGAAGGAGATACTCGTAGTTGCCGTTGTTGTTGACGGCGATGGAATATGTCGAGAGGTAATCTGTCGGGGTCGTCAGATAGCGATTGTTTGCCGACAGGTTACCCGTCACGTTCTTCTTGAGAACGGGAATCTGCACATCGTAGTAGATACGCTGTTCCGCCTGACGAATGATTGTGTTCATGTCGTCAGTCGAAATACCGTTTGAGTCCACCTGAAGGTAACCGTGGATCGCATCTACAAGCTGTGCATACGTAAAGGCCATTAGCCCTGCTTCTCCGAGATCTTGAGGCCCCTCGTAGCAGCACCGCCGCCACGCATCTTCATGGGCTTCTTGAGCATCTTCATGTTACCGACGTTTACACCGCGCCGCATGCCATTCTCAACGGTGGCATCAGACGGAAGCTTGAGTCGTGCATTCTGCTTGGCCATTAACGCCCCCTCTGGATCTTTGTCTTCTGGATACGGCCAACACCGCTACCGGCACCAGCCTTCATGTCGCGGGCGGAGCGGGCAGGCTTGCCAACGATGCCACCACGGGCCATCTTCTTCGGCGGGGCCTTCTTCTTCTTCTCGAACGTCACGGAACTGCTGCCCGTCACGTCCTTGGAATACTTGTCGCCGAACTCTTCGATAAGGCTCTTGAGTTCCTTCCGCTCCTTGGCTGTGTAGCCCTTGTCCTTATCGACGCGGCCACCGTTTGCCATCTTCTTGTATGTGTACTTCATCCTATACCATCTTTCCGCGACCACGACCGCGTTGCGCACAACCGGCACCACGGACAAGACCGCCTTCCTTCATTGTTTTGCTCACCTTCGGGCGATACATATCCGAAAGGCTACCGGCACGGCGTCTCATACCGAAGTCAACGTCCTCGTCCTTAATGCGAGATCCATCCTTGACTTTAGTGTCTTCATCGCCGCCGCTCCCCTTGGCGTTCTTGATCTTCCAGCCACCATGAGGCTCGCCTGTCACCATCGTTTGGTAGAGGCTGTCCCCAATTTTTCTGAGATTGGAGCCAAACCCTCCTCCCATATTGAGTAAGTGCATCCAGCCCGCGATTCTCCTGCGGAGCGGGTCAATCGAGCCATCAGCGGCACGTCCAGATTTGTCGTATGCCATGTTTACACCATCTTTCCGCGACCAAAGCCGCGAGTTGCAGCGCCCATTCCGCGAGAACCGCTTGAGGGCTTCATTGACTGGGGGCGCGAAGAAGAAGTCGGCTTCGCACTGTTTACGCTACCGCGCATCGCAGGGCCAAAACCCTTTTGTGCAAGACCGCCGCCACGCATCCCCAATGGAGTTTTACCACGCCGGGCTGCTGTTTGGCTTTCCTCCGCGCTGAGCGTCCTCAATCCGGCAGGTTTTGGAGCCGGAGCAGCAGGAGCCGGAGCGGGCCTTGGAGCCACCGGAGCCACCGGAGCGGCAGGAACCGGAGCGGCGGGAGTGGGTGGCGCAATTGCACCAATCCCGCCACCGCTAGTCGGCGAATATGGAGCGGGTGCCGAAGGAAGGACTCCTTGATTTGCAATCGGACCAGCCGCAATGGGTCCGCTTTGGTTTGGTCTTGGCGGGGCCGCGACGGGAGCGGGAGCGCCAACAGGAAGGGGGGCGACTGGCCCGGGCTTGGGAGCTACGGGCATTACTGGTTGTGCTGGTCGATTGGAGTTGTTGCCACCCTGACCACCACCGCCACGGACATCATTGCCACGATTGCCATCACCACGATTGCCACCGCCACGGACATCATTGCCGCGATTGCCATCACCACGATTGCCACCGCCGCTGCCAGAATTTTTGCCGCCCTTACCGGAGGCCCCTTGGTTGCCCTGTCCCTTCCCAGCTACCTGATTCTGGGTTTTCTTTTCTGCCTTGGTTTCATTCTTAGCCTGCTTTGCAGGGGCAGAATTAGCTTTAGGCGCAGATGTTGTGGCAACCTTGGTTTGAGCCGGAGCGGTCTTAACGGGAGCCTTGGCGGTCTTAACGGGAGCCGGAGCGGTCTTAACGGGAGCCTTGGCGGTCTTAACGGGAGCCGGAGCGGTCTTAACGGGAGCCTTGGCGGTCTTAACGGGAGCCGGAGCGGTCTTAACGGGCTCTC